AGAGAAACCGGAAATACGTTTACTTACATAGTCGGTGCAGGGGCGGCTCGGTATAACGTGTCGGCTGGAGTTCATTCTTGGTACACCGCCCCCTCCGGCACAGCAGGTAACGCTATCTCGTTTACTCAGGCGATGACGCTGGATGCGAGTGGTAGCTTGCTGGTGGGGACTACGAGTGTGGCAATTGGCAATACAGGTGGTTTTTCATTTACCCCCGGTGTTGGTTCATATAACGGTGTTGCTATTATTGGGCACTCCACATCGAACATAAGTGGGTCTGGCTTCATTAACTTCAACTACAACGGCTCTGCAATTGGCTCAATTTCGCAGAACGGCACGACGGCAGTTCTTTACAACACCACTTCCGACTACCGACTCAAAACAGTCCTTGGACCTGTATCTGATGCAGGCTCTCGCATTGACGCTCTGGAGCCGGTTGAGTACGAGTGGAGAGTGGATGGCTCACGCACTCGCGGCTTCTTGGCGCACAAGTTCCAAGAGGTTTATGCAGGCAGCGTATCCGGCAGCAAAGACGCTGTGGACAAAGAAGGCAAGCCGGTCTATCAAGCCATGCAAGCTGGCAGCTCTGAAGTCATTGCTGACCTTGTGGCTGAAATCCAATCCCTCCGCAAACGCCTCGCAGCAGCAGGCATCTAACCCCCGAAAGGAAATATCATGACCACCACATTCAAAATCACCAACACTGACCGCCACACCACCGATGGCTTTATTTTCTGCGTCCACTGGACAGCCTCACAAGTTGATGGCGACTTCTCTGCCTCGACATACAGCACAGCCAGCTTCACCAAAGAAGACGGTATCAACTACGTGCCGTATGAGTCGCTGACAGAAGCTGCTGTTGTTCAGTGGGTCAAGGCATCTTTAGGGTCTGAAGGCGTGGCTGCTGTGGACGCTGCTCTGGCGGCTAACATTGCTGACCAGAAGGCTCCTAAGACTGCTGCTGGCGTGCCCTGGTCGGCATGAGAGACTGGGCCGAAGCACTGATCGCCGCCGTGCTGATCGTCGGCTTGGTGCTTTGGTCTGTTCGCGTTATTTTTGAGGTGATTTATGGCTGATTTTTTGCCAGCGTTTGAGTCCATGATCCGGGACGAGGGCGGCTACATGCTGCACACCATCCCCGGTGATCGTGGCGGGCAGACCTACGCCGGAATCGCCCGCAACTTCAACCCGGGCTGGGAAGGCTGGGAGTTCGTGGACCGGGGCGAGACGCCGCCCACGCCCATGGTGCGCAACTGGTACCACACCAACTACTGGCTCCCGATCGCGGGCGACCACCTGATTCACCAGGCGGTGGCGTCGTCCATTTTCAACTTCGCCGTCAACTCCAGCGCCCCAGGCCGCCCCACCGTGGCCGTCAAGCTCGCGCAGCTGGTCGCCGGTGCCACGCCGGACGGCTCCCTCGGCTCTCGCTCTGTGGCGGCTCTCAACGCCATGGACCCGGAGAAGTTCGTCATGGCCTACGCCTTGGCCAAGATCGCCCGGTACCGGGACATCGTGACCCGCGACCGTACGCAGATTAAATTTCTGCTCGGCTGGATCAACCGCACACTGAAGGACGCCACATGAACTTTCTCGGCATCGGCACCGTCATCGAGTCCGTCGGCAAAGTGGCTGGCGACCTTATCACCACGGACAAAGAGCGCATGCAGCTGGAGCTGGAGGGCCGCAAGCTCGACCAAGCCATCGACCTCGCGCAGATCGGCGTGAACAACACCGAGGCCCAGCACACCAGCGTGTTCGTCGCAGGCTGGCGGCCCGCTATCGGCTGGGTCGGCGCTGCGGCCATGGCCTACCAGTTTTTGCTCTACCCGCTGCTCACCTGGGGATGGGCGCTGGCGCAGGCCAACGGCCACCTGCCCGCCGGGATGCAGCCGCCGCCCATGCTGGACGCAGACGCCCTGTGGGTAATCTTGTCGGGCATCCTGGGCATTGCTGGCATGCGCTCGTTTGAGAAGACCAAAGGGGTGGCGCGATGACGTTTGCCGCCTCGTGTGTTCCCGGGCATAATTCAGGCACCACGCGCCAGCTGGACCAGCGGCTTCATAACCAACTGGAGTCCCCATGTACACGATGACGTACAGCAGCTTGCTGGAAGATGTGCGCCGCTACCTTGAGCGGGGCTTTACCGCCGAGAGCGACCAGATCGTCTATGAGCAGCTGCCGCGCCTGATCACACTGGGCGAGCGTCGCATCTCCCGCGAGCTCAAGATTCAGGGCTTCATTCGCGCCGTCCAAACTCCACTGCAAATTGGCGTGGCCACCTACCGCAAGCCCGACCGCTGGCGCGACACCGTGAGCATGACGGTCAACGGTTCTCCGATTTTCGCCCGCGCCTACGAGTACTGCCGCAACTACTGGCCCGATGAGGCCGAGACCGGTGCGCCGCAGTTTTACGCGGACTACGATTACAACCACTGGCTGATCACGCCGACGCCTGCAGCCGCCAGCACGCTGGAGGTGATGTACTACGAGCAGCCGCGTTTCTTGGGCGAGGACTTCCAGACCAACTGGCTGACCGAATACGCCCCCGACCTGCTGCTGTATGCCACGCTGCTTGAGGCCACGCCGTTCTTGAAGAAGGACGAGCGCATCGGCACTTGGCAGCAGATGTACGACCGCGCTGCCCAGGCGCTCAACGGCGAGGACCTGAAGAAGATCATGGACCGCAGCGCCCAAAGGACTGAAGCATGACCACATACACCGACGTTTTCGGTGGGGCAAACATCTACCCCAGCGAGATTGATTACAGCTCGACGGCCCTGGCCGCCGACATTACGCTGAGCTGGCCCGACGAGACCTCGACCAGCCAGAATCTGGCCACCAAGATCATGGACGTCATCCCGGCGTCTGCGGGCTTGGCGATCACGCTGCCACCGGCCAACAAAACCGGTACCGGCCAGACCATCTTGTTCAACAACAAGGGCGCGTCAACATTCACCGTCAAGGACGCCGCTGGCGTGCAGGTCGTGACTGTGGCCTCTGGCACGCTGTGGCAGATTTACCTCACCAACAACAGCACGGTGGCGGGCACCTGGGTGGCTCTGCAGTACGGCGCATCGACCTCGCAGGTCAACGCCTCCTCGCTGGCTGGCAACGGCATCGTGGCCACCGGCACGCTGCTCGCGCAGGCCGTCCCCGTCACCGAGTTCAACAGCAACTACACGGCAGGCGCTCAGGACCGGGCCCGCATGTTTGTGTGGACCGGCGCAGGCGGCACGCTCACACTGCCTGCGCCCACCACGGTTGGCGACAACTGGTTTTGCTACCTGCGCAACTCGGGTTCGGGCGCTATCGTGGCGGACCCGGCTGGCACGGTGCTGATCGACGGCGGCGCGACGCTGTCCTTCCAGCCAGGCGAGTCGGCCATCATTGTCTCGGATGGGGCCAACTACTACACGATCGGCTTTGGCCAGTCCGCCACTTTTGCCTTCGACTACACCTCGATCAACGTGGCAGGCTCGGGCGATTACACGCTGACCGGCACTGAGCTCAACCGCATCGCCTACGGCTTCACGGGCGTTTTGACCGGCAACCGCACGATCATCGTCCCGGCCACGGTTCAGCAGTATTGGGTCAACAACGAGACCACCGGCGCGTACAACTTCACCGTGAAGACAGCGGCTGGCGCTGGCGTCCTGATCGCATCCGGCTCGCGCTCGATCCTGTACTGCGACGGCACCGATGTGGTCAACGCCGACACCGGCGGCCTGGCTGTGCCCATTCAGGTGTCCGACGGCGGTACCGGCGCAACAACCGCAGGCTCGGCCCGCATCAACCTGGGCGCAACGGCTGTGGGCGACGCGGTGTTTACCGCAGCCGACGGCCCTGCAGCCTACGCAGCACTTGGCATCGCGCCCTCTGGCGTCGTGGTGGGCGGGACGTTCTAACCATGCCAACCCAAATCCTGCGCTCCCAGCCGGGCATCAAACGCGACGGCACCAAGTTCGAAGGCGACTTTTACGTTGACGGACAGTGGGTGCGTTTCCAGCGTGGCCTGCCGCGCAAGATTGGCGGCTACCGCTCGATCTCCAAGTACCTGACCGAGATTTCTCGGGGCTTCATGAGCTTCACCCAGCAACTGTTGCAGTATTGCCACAGTGGCGGCCCCAGCACGCTCGAGCGCTTCACGATTGACGCCAGCAAGAACGCTAGCCTGATTTCCAACCGCACCCCGGTGGCCGTGGCGGCAACAGGCACGGTGACGCTCACGGGCGGCGGCGCAGGCTCTGTGGACGGCATCACGGTTAACGGCGTGCAGATCATGTCGGGCGCGGTGGCGTTCACGATTGATCTTGCCACCACGGCAACGGCTGTGGCTACCAACATCAACCTGCACACCTCGACGCCCAACTACAGCGCCGTGGCTGTTGGCACGCTGATCACCATCACGGCGGTGACCGCAGGCGTGGCCACCAACGGCTATGTGGTCGCGGCGGCCACAACGGTCATCACAGCCACCGACACGGACATGGTGGGCGGCTCGGACGCGTTGACAGCCTCGGACGCCAACCGCTGGATGTTCCAGGCGGTCTACGACTCCTCGACCGCCTACAACGCGCTGCTCGCGCACGTCTCGCCCAACGGCCGATGCCTGTGCAACGACGTGGGTGGACAGATTTTCTATGGCGACCTTCTGGGCACCGCTGCTTTGAAAAGCGTGCAGCTTCCCGCTGGTGCCAACGCCACCGGCGGCATTGTGGCGCTGCACCCGTACCTGTTCTACTACGGCACGGCTGGCATCATCGGCTGGTCCGTGGCTGGCGAGCCCACAGACCTTACCGGCTCCGGCTCTGGCATCGCCCGGGTGTGGAGCCAAAAGATCGTCAAGGGCATGCCTTTGCGTGCAGGCGCTGGCTCGGCCCCTGCGGGCCTGTTTTGGGCCTACGACGCGGTGATTCGCGCCACCTTCACGGGCGGCTCGACGGTGTTCCAGTTCGACACAATTGCCACCGACACCTCCATCATGTCGGCCGACTCGGTGGTGGACTACGACGGCGTGTTTTTCTGGGCAGGCGTGGACCGCTTCTTTATGTTCAACGGCGTGGTGCGCGATGTGCCCAACCAGATGAACATCAACTACTTCCTCGAAGGCTTGAACCCCCAGCAGCACAGCAAGGTGTTTGCCTGGAAGGTGCCGCGCTTCGGCGAAATCTGGTGGGCCTACCCCAAGGGCGACGCCACAGAATGCACGCACGCCGTGATCTACAACGTGCGGGAAAACACCTGGTACGACACAGCGCTTCCAACTGTTGGTCGCTCGGCCGGCGGATACAACAACGCCTTCATGGCCCCAATTTTGGTTGATGCTGTGCCGGCGGCCAGTGGGTATCGCACCTGGGTGCATGAGCAGGGCGTCGACGAGATCGACGGCACCCTGGCTGCGCCTATCCAGTCCTACTTCGAGACGGCGGACCTCTCGTCCATCGTTCAGGGCCAGGACGGCTACCTGCGCATCACCACCATTGAGCCGGACTTCGTGCAAAAGGGCCCCATGACCGTGCAGATCACGGGCCGCGCCAACGCCCGTGCGCCCGAGGTGACAAGCTCGATCTTCACCTTCCCCGAGCAGGCCGACCAGCCGTTCGAGCAGATCGTCATGCTCAAAGAGCAGCGCCGCGAGTTGCGTGCCCGCTTTGAGTCCAACGCGCTGTACGGCGATTACCAGATGGGCCAGATCATTGCGCACATCGAAGCAGGCGACAGGACGGTGCTGGGATGATCATCACCCTACCCACCGGAATGGAGCTGATGGACTGGTCGTCGCAGGTCATCATTGACCTCGACGCCTACGGCTCCTTTGGCCGGCTGGACGACCCCAATCGCTGGCAAGATTGGGGCATGCAGTTTTTGAACAACACAACGATCGGCCGTAACTTGCCGATTCCTTACGGATTTACGGATTGGCGGGAATGGGCTGAGCGTCTGGTGGGCTCGCTGTCATGAAATACATCGGCACGCAGCGCGAGCACGAAGCGATTGAATGGGCAAAAGATGTGCTCAACATCGAAGGCCCGACCGGTTTTTGCCGTGCTTTGTCTGCGGTTGATGACGCTGGAAACTTTGTGTTTGTGGTGGTTCTTTCCAATTTCACAGAGACCAATGTCGACATGCACACCGCCGCTCGCCCTGGCGCTCAGTGGGCCACGCCTCGCTCAGCCTTGGAGATGTTTCGAGGCGTTTTTGGGTATGCGTTTGATCACTTTCAAGTGCAACGCGTGACGGGTTTGGTTCGCGCAAAAAACACAGCGGCTCGCCACTTTGACGAGCACATCGGTTTTCAGCTCGAAGGCGTGATGCGCCGGGCTTTTAAGGATGACGATCTTTGCGTTTATGGTTTCTTGCGCGAAGATTACGAGCAACACAAATGGAATCGCAGGAGTAAATGATGGACAAGCAAACAATCATGGCGCTGGCAGCCAACAACCCTCAGGTCGCGCAAGCCGCAGACATCATTGAGGCTCGGATTTCCAACATGCCAGGCATCACAGAAGAGATGATCGACCAGCTGGTGGCCACACTGGAGTACGTGCTGCAAAACCCGCAGAAGTACCCTGAAGTTCGTGAGGCCGCCATTCAGGCCGGTTTTGGCTCCGAGCAGGACTTTCCCGCTGAGTTTGACCCGACGCTGATCGTCTCGATGCTGGTGGCGCTGTATGAGGTTCAAGCCCGCTACCAGTCTGGCTCCTCGCAGGCGTTTGCCCGGGGCGGTCTGGCGCAGGCTGCCAGCCGAGTTGCTGCAGCCGGTCGTGGCGGCGACACCATGCTGGCGCACATCAATCCACGCGAGGCCTCAATGTTGGCGCGCATGGGCGGATCTGGAACGGTCAACCCAACCACGGGCCTGGTTGAGTTCAAGGGCGGCGTTGGGAAATTACTGGCCGCCGTGGCTCCGATTGCTTTGAACTTCATTGTTCCTGGTTTTGGGGCCGCAATTGGCAGCGCTTTGGGTGCCAGTGGCGTTGGAGCAAGCATGCTGGGTAGCGCGGTAATTGGCGCAGGATCATCCGCCATCGCCGGTGGTGACCCACTGAAAGGAGCCATCGGTGGCGCTCTTGGCGCTGGCGCGGGTGGTGCTTTGGGCAGCGCGATCGGCGACGCCACGGGCATGACGCTGAGCAACACCGCTCAAAACGTGCTGGGCAGCTCCTTGATTGGCGGCGCACAGAGCGCGGCCAGCGGCGGTGATTTCCTGACCGGCGCGGTGCAGGGCGGCGTCGGCGGCTATGCGGGCAGTACGCTTGGCGGTGCCGCAAGTGGCATCGAGGGCAAGCTGGGCGCTGGTTTGCAGACCGCAGGCCAGCAGTTTGGCAACGCGCTGACCATGGGCGCTGACCCCAAGCAGGCGCTCACGCAAGGCGCGCTGTCGGGCTTGGCCGCTGCTTATGCCGCGCCATCGGCCCCCGCACCGAAATCGATCTACGACATCACGCCTGCCGAGACTGGCGGCTTGGGCTTGAAGCCTCCTGCCGACCTGGTGATCGAGGGCTTGAAGGTGCCAACGCTGAACACATCCAGCGTGCCAGAGATGGGCCTGAGCACAAATTACAGCCTGACCGGCGGCAGCACTCCGACCTTTACGGGCCCTGACAGCTTCACGCCCGATTACTCGCTGGCGGGCCCCGCAACAGTGGATACGGCATCGGCTGAGCCCTACACCGGCACAGGCATCAAAGCCTCGCCACTCAACACGATTGCAGCCCAAACAGAGGCCGCGATGCCTTTGGCAACCAAGCCTGCCGCTGGCGCTGGCAACAAGATGGGCACAAGCGGCCTGGGCACTGCGGCCAGTATGCTGCCGCTGCTCTCGCTGTTTGGCTCGGCCAACACGCCAGAGGAAGTGCAGCAGGTCGTGGCCGGCATGACGCCCGAGCAGCAGGAGTACTTCAACCGCCCGATGCGCACCTGGAATTGGGACACGCTCAGCGCTGCGGCCAAGATGCAGGGCCTGCCTGTTGGCAGCTACATCGCTCGCAACTGGGACAAGGTCGGCGGCGGTATGTACGACAACCCTGAAGAGCCCACTCAGAAGCTGGCCCGTGGCGGCGCTTTGACCCGTTTGGCCCGTGGCGGCGGATCTGGCCGCGATGACACCATCCCCGCGCGCCTCTCGGACGGCGAGTACGTGATGGACGCCGAGACCGTGGCGCTGCTGGGCGATGGCTCAACGGACGCAGGGGCTCGCCAGCTGGACCGGATGCGGGCTAAAATCCGTGAACACAAAGGCAAATCGATGGCCCGGGGCAAGTTCAGCGCGAACGCCAAATCGCCGTTGGCATATCTGAAAGGCGCTTAATATGGCCAGCTTGTTTCAGGGTGACCCCCAAAAAGCTACCTCCTATGTCACCAGCACGACGGAAACTCCGAAGTGGCTGCAGGACGCGATTTACAACCAAATCTACCAGTCGACCAACGTCGCAAACACGCCGTTCACGCCCTACAAGGGGACGCTGGTAGCCGGTGCAACGCCTCAGCAGCAGCAGGCCTACGACGCCGTCTCGGCCAATCAGGGTTTGTGGAAAGCGCCGTTTGAGGCAGCACAGACCGGTCTTGAAAAGCTGAGCGCCGCGCCTGGTGCCATGACGGCCGCAGCCCCATACCTGCAACAAGCCACCGGCATGAGCCCACTGCAGGCAGCGCAGCCCCTGATTTCTCAGGCCACAGGCACAAGCGGCGTTGGCGCGGCTCAGACGTACCTGACGCAGCAAGCTGGCCAGCTTGGCGCGATCAATTATGGTGCGGCAGGTGATGCCTTGTCGCCCTACGTGCAGCAGGCTATGCAGACCAGCGGCGTTGGTGCTGCATCCCCCTATCTGGGTCAGCAAGCGGCTGCCTTGGCTGGGGTGGATACAGGATCCGGCGCTCGCATGTTGTCGCCCTACGTGCAAGCCAGCCTGGAGGGCTCGGGACTGACCGCCGCTGCGCCCTACATGCAGCAAGCAGT